AGAGGTTACAGAGATATCTTTGACCACTGCTTATCTTAAAGAGTTAGAACAAGATAATAGAATTTTAGCATCACCAGTCTTTACTAAGTATCAAAATAAATTAGATAAAGCAAATGATGATGTGATCAGAGCAGAAGAAAATTTAAGGAGAATTAAAATTGGACATTAAAGCATGGGGTGTAGGTTTAGGAATCGTAATGACACTAGCAGGTGTCTTGATGTCTATTGGTTCTGTGATGACTCGATTGGAAGTCTTAGAATCTAAGTCTTCTCCAGATATACAGCCTTTAGTTGAACGTATAAGTATTTTAGAAGGTGAACAAAAAGTAACACAAACAAAATTGGAGCAATTAAAAACACTTAATGAGAATCCACTAGGAAGATAAATGAAATTAATATTAATGCTAGGTTTAATATTTTTATCAGGGTGTGCAACTCATTCGGTTATATTAGGAGAGTTTATAATACATGGTAGCAACGAACATCAAACAGAAAGAGTTAACGACTAAAGATAAGGCAGATGCCATAGTCGATATGTTAATTACACAAGCTCATAATAAATTAAGAGGTGATGAACCTTTAACTGCAAGTGAGATGAAAGTTTGTTTAGATATATGCAAGACATATAGCTCTGGCATACAAGTCGATACAAACATGGAACTCTTAGAGGGCCTACCATTCGGTGATGAAGGATAATATAAGAATACCGGCTAAACTAAAAGTCTTTAAAAACTTTTTATACATTGCCTGGAAACATCTACAGTTACCTGATCCAACTCCAATGCAATATGAGATGGCAGACTATCTACAATACGGGCCTAAAAGAATTTGCATACAAGCCTTTAGGGGTGCAGGTAAATCTTGGATCACTTCAGCCTTTACTGTATGGAACTGGTTAATGGATCCTCAAAGAAATATCTTAGTGGTGTCAGCTAGTAAAACTAGAGCAGATGATTTCTCTACGTTTACTCAAAGATTAATCCAAGAGTTACCTATCTGTGAACATTTAAAACCTAGAAACGAACAAAGACAATCTAAAGTATCATTTGATGTAGGCCCAGCGAGAGCCTCACATGCACCCAGTTGTAAATCAATGGGGATCACAGGTCAACTTACAGGATCTAGAGCAGATCTAATTATTGCAGATGATGTTGAATCCGCTAACAACTCACAGACACAACTCATGAGAGATAGGTTAGGTGAAACTGTAAAAGAGTTTGACTCAATTATTAAACCTGAAGTTGGTCGTATAGTATTTTTAGGAACCCCTCAGACTGAGATGTCTTTATATAACGAATTAGATACCAGAGGATTTAAAACTCAGATATGGTCAGCTCGATATCCTGATCCAAAAGCCATACTTAATTATGGGCCAAAGTTAGCTACTTCATTAATAGATAATACTCATAATTTAAAAGCTGGTGATCCTATAGATCCCCAAAGATTTGATGATGAAGATCTCATGGAACGAGAGGCCTCATATGGTCGCACAGGATTTGCACTTCAGTTTATGTTGGATACTACGTTATCTGATGTGAACATGTATCCCCTTAAACTTAATGATCTCATGATCATGTCAGGGATAGATTCTTGGACAGAGGCTCCAGGTAAAATCCAATGGGCATCTGGTGTAGATCAGATAAAAGCATTAGATAGTGAGCTACCCAATGTTGGACTTAAAGGTGATTATTTTGTTGCCCCAATGTTTTCCAGTAGTGAATACTATCCATTCGAGGGTTCAGTTATGGCTATTGATCCTGCTGGTAGAGGTAAAGATAGAACTGCTTATAGCATTGTTAAGATGTTAAATGGCATCTTATACCTAACAGACATAGGTTCATTTGAAGGGGGTTATGATGATAAGACTTTAACTGACCTGGCATTAGCTGCCAAGGCTCAGAAGGTTAATAGCATAGTAGTGGAGTCTAACTTTGGTGATGGGATGTTTAATAGCCTTCTAGCCCCTATATTAGCCCGTATTCACCCAGTAAACTTAGAAGAGGTACGTTCATCAGTCCAAAAAGAAAGAAGGATTATAGATACCTTAGAGCCAGTATTAAACCAACATAGACTTGTGGTGTGCGAAGAGTTAATTAAGAAGGATTTTGAGTTGGATAGGGATCATCAGTTATTTCACCAGATGTCTAGGTTAACTAGTATTAAAGGGTGTTTGAGACATGATGATCAGATAGATGTATTAGCCATGGCAGTAGGCTATTGGAACGAGGCCATAGGTCGAGATGTTGATCAGGCTCAAGATGCTGCCAAAGAAGACAGACTAAGACAAGATTTAGATAAATTTCTAGATCATACTATTGGTCGTAAAACTAAAACCAGTTGGATCTAAAAATCCTATTGTCACGTTTGACTAAAGGAGTGAAAACCTAGTGTTTACTAATGAGTACACCCTTAGGTAATACCCCCGGTGAATACCTAGTTATATAGGTATAGTTAAAGTGATCAATAGAACTCTCTAGTGAGCTAATGTTTAGTTAGTTAACTTAGAGTCCATGGATGTACCTTAGTGACTTCATTCCACCCTAGTCACTCTCTGAGTTACTATTGGTACATCTAGTAATCATTAAGTGTTACTGCTCCTGGTATTAAACTATTAATCTAACAACTAAGAGGTAACTAATGATTAGCATAGTAATTATTCTATTGTGTCTCTTTGTTCTAGCGCTACATTATTACCCAGAGTATTTTAAAGATTTCTTACACACAATCAGAACCACATATCTAAAACCTGAGATCAGTATCTTTGAGTTGGTGATTCTAATATTTATATTGTTACTACTACTAGGGATGACTATATGAACATGAGTGAATTACAGTTAGTAATGTTAGAGAAAGGAATAACGATAGAGGATATGTGTGAGGAGTTTAAGATTAAGAGAATGGATTTCTTAGCTTACCTTCATGGAGACAAAGATATCCCTAAAGAACTTAGAGTGTTTCTAGGAACCTATGAATAAGACCAATGGCCTAGATAAGTTTCCTGCTTATGTGACTTTAGGTTACACCAAGATAGAACTGATACTGATGAACTCAGACCTTGCTAAGAACATAGGTGAACAACAGGGATCCTACATAGGCTCTATTCCCTATAAGATTTATCTCGATCAGGAGATCATAACTTTAGGTGGGCCTGATGCTGCTAACTTAGTAATACATGAAGTGATGCACCACATCTATAGTAACTATGAGTGTGATGAGAAGACTCCTGAAGAGATCTTAGTTAATACGTTAACCAATGGGATCACTGAGTTGATCTATAGGTCTGAACTTTCTGATTGGCTTATATTTGCTAGAAAAATATGAGAGGGTAATTACGTGGGTAGCCGTGGCGCTTCCCCCTTCAATCTCAAGGCCAGGGTGGGGGGTGTGTTTTTGTCACCACCACCACAGAAATAAGTCTACAAGTCAATGTCTTAGCCATTCTACAGGGGATATGTAATCTATTGTGCCTTAATTTTCTATTATTTCTGATCATTTTCTTTAAATTATGTTTTAAAATAAAAACTTGTCCTTGTTCTCTTGGGTGTATCAGTTTTTTTCTTGATTAGGAACTTAAAGTCAACATACAGAAAACCAAGCAAACACTACAAAGTACACTTATAGAATACATAGTCTAATTTACACTAGGAGAATTATTACATGAATGTATCTAAAACAAATGAATATTATGATTTTAAAGAATCACCTAAGAAACACTTTGACCAGTTAGAGTTAGACTTTAAGTATCACTGTCATATCATCTTCAAGCCTAACAATCAGGTTCTCTTTGAGATAGCTGGAGATACACGAGAAGAGTGTAAGGCCAATGCTGAGAGAGTAGTGATGACTTTGTTATCTGACTGGGATGCGCTTAGTTATCACCAAAAAGAATCTGCATCACCTTATGTTAGACATTTGGTAGCAATGTTGAATCTTAATAAATGGGATCACCTGGAGTATTTGATAGCATGACTAAGGCAGCATACAAAACATTAAACCAAGAGACACTCACAGATATGACTGTTAGTGATCTAGTGGGAACTATTACTCAGTATAAATCCAAAATTGGAACAGAAGAGAATAAATTAATTATAACTTCTTTAAAAACAGAGTTGTTTTCTAGAGATCGGAGTAGCAAGTGAATGAATCATAAAGACAAACAAGAACGCATTGATCGTAACGGAGTAGCTGATCTAGATATGGATAAGATGCACATGATTAACTATCTCAGTGAGCAAGTTAGTGATGAGCAATTAATAATCATTAAGGATCACTATGAGAGTTTAACGGATAACCGGTTGCTTAAACTTGAATCAGCTTTTTGGTTGATACTTATCTGGAAGGAACTCTATAAGAGAGACCATAGGATTATAAAGAATGACCAAGGTCAGGAATTTTAATTATAAAAGAATTTTCATATCCTCATGTGAAAAATTAGGTATTGCTTAGAGCCTAATTACTAATACCTAGAGATTGTCAAACAGTTTCTAGGTATTTTTTTTCATAGCAGGGGTTTACAGATTAAACACCAACTGATAGGTTAAATATATACACCAATGTAATGATTCATTAGTGTATTACAGAATAAGAATATAACCTTATTCTAATTAATGAAAGTAGGAGTAGTAATGCTTAGAACACACTTATATAAGTTTAAAGATGATACAGAGTATAAGTTATATAACGACTTTACTTTGGATCTCACTGATCTAACTTATAAAGTGATTAGTTTAGAGCCGATTATCAAATTTAGTCCACCAGTCGATAAGATTGTATGGATTCAATTTACTAGGGGATCAAGTAATAAAATCAAGATCCAAATGAATGACCAAAAAATAAGGATTTTAGGAATAAGAGATATTGCTCAGATCGAGCTAGGTATACATAATGATACCCCAAATGATCGAGAATTATATCTGCAAATAATGAATAACTATAAGAAACAACTAAAAATTATTAAAGGGAGCAGCAGATATGGTGGACAGAAAAATACAATTAGATCAGGTATATAAATTGGTTAACGAACAAATGCAATTAGTAGAAATGAGGGATGCTTTAGAACTTAGAATTTCAACTTATGATGTTACTAATCTTAGCTACTCTTTATTAGATCATAGAGCTGATTGCAAGATTTTTGTATATTTAAAAGATAAAATTCAAAATAGAAACTTTGATCAGAAATTAATAAGAATTATGAACCAGTCCAGAAGTAGTCAGGTTGATGATGCTGAAATAGATAAGGTTGGTACAGTTGTATTGACTAAAGAAGTTTTAGCAGCAATAAGTGGAACAAATCAGCATGTGGTGGTTTGAATTGGACTACAAATATAACAATAATGTAAATGTTACATTGTGTAAACTTGTGTGTAAGGTCTCGGATAGTAATTATTCGAGGCTGAACAGAAGAAAAATACCTATTATGAGTGGATTTATCATGCAAAGTAGTTAATATATTATGAACTGAATATCGGAGTAAACATTTATATTAATATGGGTATTCAGAATACAACTAGAGGTTAGGGTAATGAATAATTTAAGTAAAAGTGGAAAGAGTATGTTTGATTTCATGACAGTTTTTAGAAATCTAGAAAATGAAATCCAAGCTCAGACCATCCAAACATATTTATTTGTAGCAATGCACGATAAAAAAGATATACCAATGGCAGAACTTGGCGAGGCTTTAGGATTAAGCCAGGCCAGTGTAAGTCGTAACGTATCTTTTTTTTCAAAGATCAACAGACACCAATCTAAGGGTGCTGGTCTATTAGGATCTAGAGAGGATCCACAGGAACGTAGAAGAAAATTGGTTTATCTCACACCTAAAGGGTTCATGTTTTTTGCGGAATTAGAAAGTAGATGGAAACAATAATTATTTATTCGGTAGATGTATATGTGATACCTAGGGCGGGACTCGAACCCGCACGTTCATACGAACCTAGGATTTTAAGTCCTATATGTCTACCAATTCCATCACCCAGGCATCAATCACTACTAGGAGTAATATAGCATGTCATACAGAAAAAGAAATAATGGATATCAATTAGATCTGCGCTTTGGTGGAAAGAGATACCGAACTCAGATCGTAGGTTCCGAACAAGATGCAATTATAAATGAGCAACTATGTTTAAAAGAATTAAGCATGGGTAAATCTTGGGATCATATAGTTAGTCAATTTGATAAAGCAGCAAAGCAGATGACATTAACTGATGTATTATCTAAAATTAAATATACTTATACTGATCCAAAAGAGTTTAATAAAGCTGTTTATGCAGTCGGTATAATTGGGCCTAATTTAAAAGTTTCAGAAATAGAAATAGATCACATTGAGAACATGATTATATCTGAAAAATCTAGAGGTAATAGTAATGGAACTTGCAATCGTAAACTTGCAGTGATCTCTAAACTTTTAACTTATGCCTATAAGCGGAATTACATAAAATCTAAGCCGGATATAGAATGGTTAAAAGAAGGCTCTGGTAATATCAGATGGTTTACTCAAGATGAACAGGATCTATTTTGTAATTACTTAAAGTCTGGTGGACATCATAATCTTATAGATATGGTAACTGTTGCATGTGACACAGGTTTAAGAAAATCAGAACTTAAAAGAATAAATATTACAACAGATTTGAAAGCTGACTTGCTCATTTGCAAGGCAACTAAAAATGAACTTGTTAGATCTATTCCATTAACAAAAAGATCTAAAGCAATTCTTATGCGAAGAGGTGATAGACCATTCATACATATGAGTGATGAACTTATGAGAAGT